GATAACAACAGGCACAATTCAGTTCACCTTATGGAGTGTCAAATATCAAAAACACTTCCAAGAAATGCTGTCCAACGCTAGGAGCCGAAGAGAAACTTACGCTAAGTATTGGTCCTGATAATGAAGCTGAAGCAGATATCCCGTCCAAGTCAGCTTTCAATACTCCTGACGGCAGGTTGTGCCTATCAATAGCTACAGCACCAGTTTGAAGCTGACCAACCAGTTGCCCAGTTACGTCAAATGAAACTGCTGAAGTCGCACCATCTCCAATTATTGAAGTTGTGAGTATTCCTACAAACTTTATAGCCATACTAGTTCACCGTTATCAATAGAACGGAAGGGGCGGTTCCAACACTTAAAAGGGTTAGGCCGTTGATCCAAAATACCTTCCCCCTGTTCCAATTTGGAGGTCCAGCAGCAGGCTGGGTAGCTTGCCACACAATATTTCCGTTGCGGTCTCTAATATCAAGAGATGCAGCGTTAGCTACCTTATCCCACTTGATATCTTCTGCTCTAACCCAATTTGGGTATTGACACAGTGATGCAGACCCTGTAGCTCCTGCCGCAGCAGTTCCGGCAGGCACAAATGGAGGGATGTTGCCTTGGTCCAGTACCATCGTAGTCCCGTTGGTGATTTGCTTGATGGTGTAGAAGCCGTTGTACAACCCCGACACTGAGGTGTTGTCGGCTATCGTAATGTCATTCCCCTGAGCAAACGCAGCCGTGGAAGCCACAACAGCAGTCACGGTGGTATCACCATTCAGCGTGAGGCTGGTCACAGTGCTAGTCACCACGTCAGTCTGGAGAAAACTCCAAGGATTTGACTTTAGGTTAGCCACTTCAATTATCCTTAGCTGTATTCAACAGCAACATGCATTCCAAGGCCATACACCCTAGCAGTGCTGGTGGCTGGAGTTACTAGAACCAGCTCAAGCAAAAGGTCTGAAAAGTCAGTGGTCTTAAACACCAGTGGAGTAGCAGCAGATACTTTAGCCACATGGCTAGCATTGGCAGCCGCAGTGGTTGAGGTGGCTGTGGCAGTAGCAGCAATCAAAGCTGTAGTAGCCAAGGCCACGTTTTCCACATAGGTATTACGAGACAGTCCAAGGGTTGCAGAGGTCAACGCAAGGGTGCCAACTGCATAACACGCAAAGATGTCGATAACAGAAATCCCCCAAGGGATTCCAGCGGTTTGACCAAATCCAGGGCCAAGAGGATTACCTGGTCCACCAGCCGCAGTGCCAAACACTTCCTGAAGCTCGTTGCTGTTGGGCACGGTGCCGAACCCTGGAGGTGCGGCGAAGCTGATGAATGGTCTCTTGATGTCGGCGCAGCCCATTTGATACTGCACAGTCAGAGATGACCCTTGGTTAACAGAAACGTCACCCAGACCGTTGCGCGTGTAGGTTGCGGTGCCAGTAAAGTTAATCTGACTGGCATCATAGAATAGAATCCCACCAAAAGTTCTAGCCATTTGTTACTCCCTCAAAATAAAATGTCATTAACATCAATCCTGCGTTCAGTTGGATTAGTCAGCTTGGCGTCAGGCTCTAACTCATGTCTCGTCACTGCCACAGCCCTCGCAACATTGATGTCTCGGCTGCCGACGATTGCTTTGTCGATGCAGCCTGTGACGTTGCATAGGAGCAAACCGTTTTGCCATACCATCCGAGATAGTGGTTGACGAAATCCACACCTAGAACAAAAGTGGTACACATACTTACGCTGTGCTCTCCAAAGTGGCATGGTTTAACAGTCCAGACAAGGATGCGACTTTTTCTTATCCTTAGGCCAATCAACGTAAACATCTCCACCAGGAACGCCAAACATTTGCCTTGTAGCTTGAGTCTTTGCGCGTTCTTTAACAGGGCCTACAGGGTCTTTGGTGATATTCTTATCTGCCTTTTTCTCGGCAGACATGCGCTCAACAGCCCACCTATAAACCCGTTTGGCATCTCTCTTTTTTGGCTCATAATCGTTTGGCATGTTATTTACTCTTGTGAGGCTTCAATCCAGTTGACGAAACACATACGGCCCAAGGTGATACTTTCTTCTTGCTGCCCTTGTTCTTGGCCTTAACTTTTCTAACGCATCTTTCCAACTTTGCTGGCATTATGTCTTAACCCTTGTGGGAGTGCGAAGAGTCTGATGGCGATAGAACCACTTCCGCGTGAATGGGTCAATCTTTACTTTGTCGTGATACTTACCTTCTTGATAATCTACGCTGGAACCTTTTTTGACTCCATTACCGTTTGCGCCATGTTTGGAATAATCATTGGTCACTGTCAATCCTTATAGCTGGCACCAACACCGCCACCACGTTGCAGCCAGGATTTGAGGCCATGACGCGCGACGTTATGCACCATCCCAGTCCTTCGAGTGGGCACAGGAATATGAATCCTATGGCCAACTTTTTTGTGCTCACCTGTTGGGCCTGCGAATCGTCTACGGATGACTCTGGATGCCATTATTGATTTTGAAAGTTGCGAAACTTTTTATGTACCTTAGCTAGTTCTCGCAACTCCTCCATTCTTTGCTCTCCAGTCTTGCCAGACTGATGAGGACAAACCCCAAAATGACCCTTAGCAAAATTGCAGCTCATACAGAGCACTTGGTACTTATCTTTAGGCCAGCCTTCTCGAATTGCAAGACGATAAATCTGTTGCTCGTTCCAATAAGATTTGGTCTTGTCACCAAGGTATCGTTCTTTCTTTGATGCTCTAAATGTAGACCCATCATTGTTAATGTGATCCAAACTTAAAAAGTCAGGGTGAGTAACACCGCAACAGTTGCACTTCTGACCCAAAGCATCAAACATTGCCAACTTGAGTCTTGCACGCTCTCGCTTGCCATAACAAGCCTTGCAAGTATTTTTGTAATTGGTTCCATAAGAACGCTGAAACTTCTTTTCATCTTTAACTTCACCACATCTTGCACAAAGTCTGTCTGCCATAATGCCTCCTAAACAACAAAGACATTATAGCACAGTAAGGGCCATTGGTTTCTATGGTCCGTTACTGCCCCAGGTGCCAATCCACGATGTCGCACCAGCGCTAAACCGTTGGAACGTAATAATCTTCGTAGACCTTGTGTCGAAGTCATCATCATAATCGCTGTCGATTGGGTGGCGTTCGAAGAATTTGAGCTGGTGATATTCTTTGTCGGCAACAGCATACCAAGCAGACTGCGAAGTGAAGTAGTGAACAACCTGGAACTTCAGGTCTTCACCAAGCAGCGCATTCAGCTCATTGTCAGCCGTGTATGGTTTGCCGGGGCTGCCAAGGATTTCTCTGGCGATGAATTTCAACTCAGGCGGAATCAGAATAGTCGTAGGCTTGACCCTCACAGGGAGACCTTGAGAGTCAGGCATGCGCTCGAACTGGTTAATCATGAGCTGCACACCAGTGAAGCTCAGGTCCACGTCAGGTGATGGCCTGTTGGGATAGGTGCCGCTGGCGAAAATCACGTTGGCCACACCTGGAGCAGTGTTGGTTGCAGCCGCGCCACCCAGCAAAGGATGCTGAGTGTTGAACAAGCTCACACCATCAATGGTGAGGATGGTAGAGAAGCCGAGATTGAGCACATTCGCGCTGACAATCTCCCTTGCGAACTGCGCTGACCGCACATGCGCCTTAGGAACCTGCTTGATGAGACCATATTGGTCGTCTTCAATCAATTCCCAAGATGCCCTGCTGCCAATCGCATAACTCAGGTGGAGATAACGCTTGGTGCCGCCCTGTACCATGTCGTCATACAGCACGGCATCAGCTTCGGGCTTCTCAGGCATCACCCCAACGCCAGCAGCTTCGATCTCGTCTTCAAAGGCTTGCTGCGAGGTTTCGACGTTGAAGATGGTCGAGTATTCCTCACGGCGCATTTGAAGGTCGAGGAAATGGAGGAACCAGTGGTGAACGCCAGGTGCTAAGTCCTGCGCCCATTGTCCGCGTACCATCATAAAATAATCTCTCCTTTAGAGCTGCTGAACAGCAGTGCCGATGAATTGAAACAAAACTCGATTGCCAGTGCCAACAGGGTCGCGCAAGTCTCTCCCAACGATGCGAACAAGGTTGGTTTTGCCGAGGTCCACATACCAGAAGTTACCACCAGTGTCGATGGTCAGACCAGCAAGAGGGTTGGTGGACAGCAAGGCGTCAGACCAGTTGGTAGGATTTCCGGTGGTGCCAAGGGTTGCGCTGAATACAGTGTCAGCAAAAGCTGCAATGAACAGCCCCACGCGGCCATCGTTGATTGGCGCACCATGAGGAATGTTCTTGGCAGATGCTTCGTTCTGGACAGAGCCGAAGGTCAGAGCAGCGCCAAGGCCCGTCACAGGAGAATTGGGTGAGGGAGCGCCAAGACCAGTTGAGGCGAGGTTGGAAGCTGCTTCATAACTGATGCCAACCACTGAGCCAACAGCACCAGAAACAGTAGCGCCAGCCCACGCAATAACGCCGCCATCAGCAGCGGCCATTGCAACAGGGGTGCCGCTCTTGAAAGTCTGCGTGGCGTCTTCGATGATTCGCCGTGCAGCAAACTGGTTGCCAGAAAGCGATTTGACAGGAATGATGGGAACCGCAGTAATAGCCATCTCAACTACTCCTTTGGAGCAGGCCGTGCAGGTCTGCCCTCTCGAATACCTTTACGAATCTCTCCAATTGTCTCTCTGGCTGCGTTATTCATTTCGTCATTAATGCTATCCATTATAGCATCAGGGTTATCAGGAATGAAAGCGTTAACCTTGCCCTTGATGTCTTTGGAGATGGAGCCGACGGAGCCACGATCTGAGACTGATTTGCCGCCTTCGGCGAAAACATCAGCAGAGAGTTCTTCTTCGCGGTTGTAGACGCCGCGCATCGCTTGGAGTTGCTGGGCAGTAATCATGTTGCGCTTCACATGAGAAGCCCATTGGCCGAAGGGGATACGCATGAGAATTACGTCGCCGCAGCGAATCTCGGTGTCGGTTGAAATGGTCTCGTCACCTACCAGCACTTCAACATCTTCAGTGGTGGCATTGCAGAAACCCATTGCTTTGCGCTGTGCATAGACTTGGCCGTTGCCATGCAGACGATTCACCCAACGGTAGTAATATTCAGGACGCTTAACGTGGATGGAAGCTACTTCGGGAGCGCTGAGGGGTTTTGCGACAATCGACTTGTCGAACAAAATGTCAGCTTCGACAGTGCGCTTGCGAGGACCAGGTGACTGAGTGCTGTCAGTAATTTTCTGAGAGGTGCCCGTTGTTAACGCCATGTTCTCCTCTTGGCGCTACATTCGGGTTCTTCCCGTTAGCAGCAGTAATCAAAGTTTCAACCTTCTTCACAAAGACTATATTACCATCTTTGTAGACAAACTCAATACTACCATACCTCTTATTTGCTTTGTAGTCAGATAGCAACTCAGCGGGTGTCATGTGACCAACCTCTTCGTCACCTGAAGGTCCGGGATTTCTACCCTTCGGTCAGCCTTGGAGCGCATCTCCATGAGCGACACTTTGGCAAACTCAATCATACCTAAGATACTAACATGGTCGATTTGAGGAAAGCTAACTCGCACTGAGCCTGTCGAAGGATTCCAAGAGATAGTCAATGGAATCTCGTTTGATTGCAAGGGATTGGTTGTGGGATTGATTTCTCCATTGGTAGCCATTAGTTTGCCTTATCCACAAATTTCAGTTTCGCTAGAGCCTTGCGATAATCTTCGATGGGAATGCCAAAGCGGTTGGCGGCTTTTAGCTGGCTCTTGGTGATGCCGTCTTTCTCGGTGGCCCTGCGGGTGATAACTGTCTCGTCACCTGTGGCATCTTCGAGGAAGAACTTGCCATCCTTGTCGTCAACCTTGACGCCGGATTTCTTCACTGCTCTGCCGATCATCATGTCGGCAACGTTGCGGATAAATTCAGGGCTGCCACGAAGAGGAATAACTTCTCCCTTTGCGTTGGTAGTCACAAGCTGTGCCTGAGCCAGAAACTCATCAATGTCCTTGCGGTTGTCGTCCCAAAGGCGACCATAACCAGCCTTGCGATATTCAGCTTCGACATCTCTCTTGGCTTCACGCGCCTCAAGCTCAAGGGTCTTGGCCATGATTGGTGTCAAGCGCTGGTTGAAGGCTTCGTCTTCGTTTTCGAGAACTGAAGCGACTTCGTGTTTGTCTTTTGGAGTGGTGCGGACTTTGAGTTCGTCAATTTCTGCGCGAAGGTTTGCAAATCCATCGGTTACAGGTTTCAAGGCTTCTGCGATTAATTCGGCGGGAGATTTCTCAGGTGTCTTATTTTTCTCTTCAACTTTCTTTTCAGGGTCAGCCACAACTTCCTCCTTTTTGGATTCGGTGATTTCCTTTTTCCATGATGGCCATGCCATGATTATTAGCTCCTATTTTTGGTGGCCTCAACGTAAGCCTTAACCTCTTCCTGCAAGCGTATAACAAAGGTACAAGCATAGTCAATTCCTAGAGTTCTATATAACTCGTCTACCCTATCACCGTGAGGCATATCACGACGTAGGTCTGCCCATGCTCGACGCTGGAGTTCCTTGAGGCCCAGCAGGAGCGCCTCCCCCACTCGGCTGTGGAAGAAGTCCTGCACCTCCTCCGGGGGAAGGTGCAGCAGCGCCTTGAACGGGCTGGCTTCCACCATTTTGAGGACCACCTCCAGGCGTTTGTCGTTGTGGGAGTTGTGGCTCTGGGATGAATTGGTCTGGTTGGTCATATCCGAAGTCCTTTAGGATGCGTTTCATTAGTCTGTCGCTGCTTTGGATAACTTTTGCGAGGTAGTCACCGACTTGGGGTGGAACGATTGGGTTAGAGATGGCCTGCATTAATTGTCCGATGGCAGTGTAGTGACGTTGCATCAGGCCGACCATGAGCATATCTGACTGCTTCTCAATTTCTTTGTTCAACGAAGCTGTAGCAGCCCTAATGGGTATCCGCATGTGGTTGGTCTTGACAGCTTCGAGAGCTTCATGGAGATGGAAAGCATCCACGCCGAAGACTTCTGCCTTATCACCAACTCCGAACTTGGCGTAGGTACGAGCTAGGAGGCTGCCAAGAGTGACGTGGGCATGTCTGAAGTCAGTGACCTCAAGATTGGTACGAGTAGTCCCTTCTTGCATTGATGCCAACGTTCCCATTGCGCTATAGACATTGGGACGTTTCTGCATCCCTCCTTGGCCAGCACCAGCTATAGCTGGAGCAACACCTGCTCGGCTTTGTACGTGTCGCAGAGCCATTTCTTCATTCTGGAATGAGGATTGGTAGACATCAGCGATGGGAATAGCTTCAATGTCATCCTTTTCGCCAATGAGAAGCGCGAAGGGATATACCTCGAAGTTAGAATCGAGATTCCTTGCGCGTGGAGAAACACGCAGCATTCGGGTGTTGGCGGCTGTGGCATTGTCGTTACGTTGATTGTGAATTGTTGACACTTCTTCTTGATACCATTCCAACATCTCTGCAAAGCCTCGACCATACATGCCTCCGTTGCGGTATCCAAGCCTAGCCCTGATGATTGGTAGCTCATTTGTGGCAAGAAATTAAATACTGAACGCAACACTTTGCGAGTGGCCTTATGGTAGCTGACGATCAGCCTAAACTTATGACCATTATGCCACCACGGAAAGTAACACTCATAGATATCCCATTCAGCAGTAGCCTCAGAGCCACCGCGCATCTGAATGCCTTGATCTTGAAGCTCTTGCATCTTCTCA